GAATTCGGCAATCCATTCTTCGAGCGGTTGCTCGATATCATGGAACGCCGGCGGATATTGAAGCCGAAGCCGCCATCGCTCAAAGGCGTGCCGATCAACATCAAATACACCAGCATCATGCGGCTGGCGCAGCAATCGGCCGAAGCCGTCGGCATGAAGGACTTTTTTGGCACCATGGGCGGACTCTCAAGCGCCGCGAAGGCCGCCGGCGTGCCGGATCCCCTGCGTATTGTGGATCTGGATAAGTCTAGCCGGCACTTCGCGGAGGTGACAAACTTCCCGACCAACTTGCTCTTCACCGATCAAGAGGTGAAAACGCATGATGCGATTCGCGCTCGGGCACAGCAGCAAGCGCAAGCGCCGCAACAGGCTATGGCAGCGGTTACGGCGGCAAAAACGCTTAGCGATACAAACGTCGGCGATAGCAATAACGCCCTCTCGGCACTACTCGGCGGAGGCGGTGGTGGGGTGCCCTAATGGCAATGAAGATCGGCACGAATCTCGCGGGATTGGACGAAAATGCCTATACTGAAAGAGCCTTCCTTAATGAATTAAAGGATATGGGCGGGTATTTTACCTATACGGCTCCCGGTGGAAGTGACACGGGAGAGGAAATACTTCTTTATCAAACAGGATTGGACGCCAACGGATATTGCACATCATTCGGCGGTTTTAGTTTTGGTGCCCTGCTGATGATGATTAACGGCAACGCATGGCCGTCAAATCCACTCGGCACCTGGGTTTTTATGTGCGACCTCAACGGGGGTACTCCAGCATTCAACTTTACCTCCGGTAGTTGTGTGTCCTCTGTTGACAGCAGCAATGCCGCTTCCGGTCGTTGGCTGCTCACGATCAACAGCAACAGTGCCCCAATCAAAATATGGCAGACGGCGACAGGAACACCACACGCGACAAACTTCCGATTGATCTATGGCGGCGTCGAAAATGTTGGGGACGTTGCTTCTACGGCTGGAACAGGCGGGGGAACCGTCGTTGGCGTTAACGGTGTCGGAACTCGCGAGGCCCTTTATAACAGCGGGGAGATATTCAATCCGACGTTCATCGCCAAGATGGCTCCCTATACGTCGATCAGGTTCATGCAGTGGACCGCGACCATTCCTAGTATGCAGGTAAATTGGCCGGATCGAAGGCCGGTGGGATGGGTTTCATATTGCGACGGCATTATCGGTCCAAAACTATATAACATCGGCCCAAATCCTGACCAAAATAACGCCATGCAGGATGGCGTGCCCTACGAAGTGTGCTGTTCGCTTTGCAACAAACTAAATGCGGACATGCACATCAACATTCCGGCTCTGGCGACGGATGATTATGTTACTCAACTCGCCACGCTTGTTCACTCTAATTTAAGTTCAGGTCTAAAATGTCGCGTTGAATACTCGAACGAACTCTGGAACCAGCAGCAATTCAATACGGTATTGGGAACCATAACGGCAAGTGCGGCGGCCGGCGTTCTTAATGTTACTAGCGTTGCCGGATTATTGCCCTACAAACTATTACACGGGATTGCCGGAAGTTCGCTTAAGAACAACGGAAACAATCTGAACGGAACATATCCGGTACTCATTGATAGTTTTGGGACGGGAACGGGAGGAACCGGCACTTATAATCTTAGCCAGCCAATCACGTTTGTATCGGAGACTGTTACTGTGTGGCTCGATATGAAAGCCAGTATATCCAATTTGGCCGTACAGGCAGCCCCTTCTTTCTTGAACGCAAGTAATTATGACTGCAACACTTTATATAGCGCCATACGCGCCAGCCAGGTTGGAAACATTTGGAAAAAAGTATGGGGAGCGGACGCATCGAGAGTCATCAGAATCTTTGGGGGACAATCCGGCAATGATGGATATAACCAATTTTTTCTGCCTTATACACGGCCTACTGACGCCACCTTCACCGGCACGATTTCAGGAGGGACAACGCTCACGGTGAGCGGCGTCACCGGGGCGGTGCGTCCTCACGCCTTGTTGTCTGGACCTGGCGTGGCGGCACAGACGTACATTCAGTCCGGCAGCGGCACGACATGGACGATATATCCGTCGCAGGGTGCCGTCGGTCCTGTTAGCATGTCCTCCGGTTCCTATCTCGGGACAGTCGCGTCAAATGTCGATGAACTGACTACCGCCCCGTATTTTGGAGCTTACGATGGTGCGGTTTGGTCTGATATGCCCTATGCTTGGGATAACAATGTTTCTATAGGTATAACAAAGGTCGGCAATGCCGTTTTGAATGGTGGCGACATTCCGTTTGATGATGGTGGCAGGACTATTCATAGCGCAGACGGCGGAGCTAATTTTACATTAACGAGTGGGCAAGGTTTGTCGGGTACGCCTCCCGCGCTGACAATGACGAGCGGAAAATTTGATACGGCAACTCTTTTAGGAGCGCATATTGTCGTCGATTCATGTTTGTCGTTTCCGATACTTGCAAAAACCGCTGCCATTGGTGCAGGACAAGTTCCAATAAATGCTATTCTCGCATTGTGTTTTGACTCTGTTGCCGGTGGTTGGCAGCTTGTTACGACTTATTCACAATCAGGTTTTTATAGAATCGACAACGTTCCCGGCGGCTCTGGCTGTAAGAGTTGGATTGCATCAAATTCCGCGACAGCCGCGGCGCATGGTGTTGCCTTATCATGCTATGAATCAGGACAGTCATTCGTTACCAACAACGGAACAGCATTGGACGATCTCTGGAAAAATTTCTGGCGAAGTTCAAATGCCTATACTGTTTTTCTGACCTATCTGAAAAATATGAACAACAGCGCAAATATTGCCGTGTTTCACCACTTCAATGATATCGGACCCTTCACATTCGGAATATATTGGGGTGCCGAAGAATATGTAACGCAGACTCCAAACTCGCCACGGAAACAGGCTATCATTGATTTTATTGCTTCGGGGGTTGCCAAAAATATTGGTGGCCGACCATTCTTCCTTACTAAGCTCTAGGACCTATGCAATGGTCGAGAAAAAGGATAAAAACGAAGTTCAATACGAGCCAATCGCCAAAATGAAGAGTGAGCGTTGCGATCGGTGTAAGCACTTTCGGGAACTTTACGATACTTGTGATCTTGTTAAAGGAAAAATCAAACCGGGAGCCTGGTGCGAATTGTGGGCGCCCAAATAGGAGACTGCAATGGGTTGTTTTACGCTGCAATGGCTTGAGCAACTTTTGATCTATTGCGTCGTGTTAGGCGCGATCTACGCGATCCTAAAGCTTCTCATTCCGCTTGCCCTTGGAAACCTACCTCCTATCATCGGCCAGGTCGTCAACATCATCCTTTGGGCGATAATCTGCATCCTGATAATCTACGTCTGCTTCGCCCTGATTAGTTGCTTGTTCAGTATGGGCGGGGGGTTTGGCTCGCTAATGCCTCCGCATAGATGAAACTGCCAGCGCGGCATTTGACCGGCAATGAGGTGGTTGCAATCCTAATTGCGATTGCCACCATCATTCTCGGTGTCTATTTCGCCGGCATAGGGAATTGCTGCTAGTCGTCGGTATGCGGCGGTGCCGCGATAATTTCGATCCACGCGATAATCATCAGCTCATAGACGATGAGCGTGTAGGCAAGCCAGTGGGCCATAGTGCCTCTATTTGGTCAATGACATGGGTAACGGTGATTCCGTTCATGCAAGCGTGCTTGGGGTGAGCATAGTCCTGTCCCGGCGGATTGATGCAGGGTCCGCGCGGCATCCGCGATATTTTGGGATCCTCGCGGAAACACGGTTGGCACTTCAACCCTAGACTTATATTCGTGTTCCTCTCATAGCCGGCGGCCGACGCCTGGGTCGAGCCCCACAGAATGATCGCGGGCGTGAACCGCTGGAACGTATAATCGCCCGTGTCGTCGACCGGGCCGCGCCATTCGATATTCGTCAAGTGATTTGTCCAGGAATCGACGCCCAGGTGCAACGTTGCGTGCGCCATTAGGTCGATCGATTTGTCCAGTTCCTCTCCCATGAACGAATGATCGGCGCCGCGGAGCCTGGAATCTCCGGCGCTCCCGATCTGGAAAAACGGAATGTCGGAGCGCGCGGAGATTATTCGCTCCCATTTTTCTTGTTCCCAATTTTTATAGACCGACCATCCTGCTTGCGGATGGATCGTGGCGTAGCGCCGCACAAGATCCGGGAATGGATACTTTCCGGCATCGAGCGTGAGGTGCGGGACGCCAAAATAGTTGTTCGCCAGCTTGATACCCATTTCGGCGGCAAAATACTCGGTCAGGTGCTTTTTCATCGGCTTTTCCGGATAGCCCTCGTGCAGCGGATAGCCAACCAGATCGATCACCTTCTCGTAATTGCCACGCTTTTCGGCCAGCGTTTCGGTGTTGAAACCGCGTGTGACGCCGGCCTTTTGCATCAACGTGACAAGGCTTTGCCCGATCGTGCCGTTGCAGAAATAGTGGATCTCGTGCTCCGGGTACTTTGCTTGCAGCAATGGAACGAGAGAGAGCGTCATAATGATATCGCCGATCGCGCCTGGTCGATGCAGCGCAATTGCCGGCTTGATCCGCGGCAACTTTTTCTCGTTGGATACGGCGCCGTGCCCGCCGATCTTCTTCTCGACGGCCGATCGCTTTCGGATGATGAACTCGATCGCGGCCTCGCCGATCGGCGCGCGCGTTTGGTCCTGGCGGTCCAGGCCATAGCGATAGGTGCCGGTCAATTGCTCTATCTTGATTACGTCTGCTTCATCGCCGAGCAGTTCTAGCGCGTGAAACAGATTGCGCGATTTTTGACTCCAAGATGTCAGTTTGTAGATAGTGAATGTCCACTTGTGCGCCGCGTTGAACGTGCTCGGCCACACGCCTTGCTCGTACATATCCTCGTCCGGCACCGTCACGATCAAGTGGCCGCCCGGCTTTAGAATGCGGAACCAATTTTTAAGGGCGGTGTCCGGCGAGTGCATATCCTCGAGACAGTGCGACGAATGCACAAAGTCGTAAGAGGCGTCCTTGACGCCGGCCATGTGCTCGGCATCACCGTCGGCGCGATCCCATGACTTGCAGCTTTCCATTAGAGGAAAGAGCTCGATGTATTGCCCGAGTTGATCGTTGCCGGATCCAATGTCGATCCCGTTGCCGCGGAAGTAGCGGCTAACGAAATTCGTGTCGTGCAGCCGGCGTTGAACGGCTTTTGAGGTTTCGTACATGGGACTATTTTTCCAATTGCGATTTGTAGGAGCGGCAAGCTATGAGCAACGCCGCGAATCGTTCTTGTTCCAAATCGTCAAGATCCCCGTTCCATGGTAAGTTGAACTCAATTCCACGAAAGGAAAATGCGCGGGCTGCCGCTTCAATTGCTGCTTTCTCTGGCTCTGAAAGATGAAAAGTTGGCATGGTTCAATCCGAAAATAGGAACATGGGTTCGGGGGCGGCGGCGGGTTGTGTCGTTAGCTTCTCGAGCGCGGCGAGGGAGTTGATCGCCAGGCGCTTGACGATGCTGGCCGGCGTGCTCTCGCTTGCCAGCAATTTGAGGGAGGATTCCAGGCATTCGCGATACTCGCCGCACCAATAGGCGTTGACGGCGTATTCGTCGCGCACGCCGTAGTCGTACACCCAGGGCTGAATGAAAAGGCCGTCCGGCTGCTTTATGTCAAGACCGCGGCGCGCGATCTCCATGCCAAACTTATTCTCACCCCGCTGTCGGCAAAGGTAGGACATGGCATGATGGGCCTCTGCCCGACCGGGCAAAAGCTTGGCGGCTCGATCAAAACATTCGAGGGCCAGATCCGGTGGCTTTTGGAGTTTCGAGTAGGCCCGGATCGCTTCAAGCAGGGCGATATAGACTTCCTGGTCGTAAAAGCCCATTTTTGAGCGAATTAGGTAGTATTTAAGGGCATTTTCGGGATCTTCGGCGTCCCGGTAGCTTTGCGCCAGGTAGAAGGTATAGCGGGCCCGCAAATACCCGTTTTTTTCGGTTTTTAGGGCTTTTTTCAGAATTAGGGCGTCTTTTTGGAATTTCTTGGGATCCGCGTTGCGCGAGCCCTCGATTGAGGCATGGATCTTCAATCCGGGTGCCGGCGCGCGGGTAAATCCCGTCGGCGCGTCGAGATATTCGTGCAAAACGCCGACCCAATAGTATCCGGGCTTGTTACGAAAGATTTGCGGCCGCGGATGGAGCACGCCGCCATGCTCGACCATCAAATCGTATATATCGAAAGTCATACCCGCCTTAAATGCGTCGACGTCAAAGCCCGGCGCTATCTCAAGCGTATCGTCGGCGTCGATCACAAAGGCGTAGTCGATTAGATTGTGATTATTGAGGATCCGCAGCGCCTCGTTTCGATTGTGGGCAAAACCCCGCCATGGCGTGTCAAAAACGACGCCGGCAATTTTGTGCTCCACCATAAAATCAGAAATGAGAGATTTTGTGAGGTCGCTTGATCCGGTATCCGAAATGCAGACAAAATCCACCAACAGCCGCACGCTCTCCAAGCATCGCAGAATGAGTTTCGCCTCATTCTTGACGATCATCGACAGCCCGATTGTTGCCATTACTCGACTCGGATCATTTGAGATTTTGCCCAAGCGTCCAGATCCGATTGAAGATACATGACCCTTTTCCATGCACTTCGGACATAGGGCGGCCCGTTGCCGGCGTTGTTGTTGTTCGCCATCTTCTCGAGCGTGCGATTGGAAATTGGTCGGCCGATGCGGGTCAGGTAAATTGCGGCGGACTTACGAGTGAGCCAAGTCTCTTCCGGTGATGGCATCTTTCTGTTTCCTATGGCACGGATATCTATCCCTTATTTTCCTATTTTGGCAAACGATTATTGCGTGCTGTGAATTTCCGTCGCAATGATCGAAGCAATGGGCCAGCTCACGGAAATTGAAATTTTCGATTGCCTAAAGACAAATCTCCGTCTTGCCGCGCAATCCTGTGACAAGCTCGCCGTTTCCCCGCGCAAAGGCCCGATCTACGCAAAGCTCCGCGATGAGCTCCGCCTGGTCGAAGGCGCTTGCCGCCAAGCGGCCTTCTGGCGTGGCGGCGACGCTCGCTGGCTCAAGATCGGCCTCTTCATGGCCGAAGCCCACAAGCGCGCCGGCGGATGGTTGCGGGGCGAAAAACAGCCGGAAGGGCCAAATCTAAAACTGGCGCCGGCCGAATTGCATCCGCTTTTTACCAAACTGGCCGACAACCTCCGCGCCACATACATCAAGGCGGAGGAATACCGCACCAAAAAGACCAATAGAATCGGGCCTATCCTGCCCGTCCCAGGGGTGCCGCCGCACCGGGACACTAGGCCATCCGGTTACAATCGCTCCGCTGGCGGCGTCTTAATGCCGTCGGCGAGCATGGCGCAATGATCGGCGATGATGAGCAACCACCTCAGCCATCCGATGAGCCACAGCCTGATTCGGGCCCTGTTGACGCTGCCGATCCTGGTGTTCACCGGAAGCGCCTTACTCGCGCGGCTCTCCGCGATCGTGACATTAGACGTTTTTGGCAGGGTGTTTTTTCCGACCCAATTGGGCGGAGTGAAATGTGGGGAATCCTCCAACAAGCCGGAACCTTCGACGACCGATTCGGCGTCGGACCAAACGGATTTCCCCAACCCGAGGCAAGCTGGTTCCACATGGGAGCACGGTCACTCGGCCTTCGCCTTTTCCAATCCTGGGGCGCGTTCGCGCGTGAAGGGGTTGCACTAATGCAAGACGAACACGATCCCCGATTTACTCGCCCGAAAATGCCGCAAACGAAGCGAGAGAAGTAAATGGCCGACCCTGTAACCACGACGCCTGTTGCGCCGGATCCGGCCGCACAACCCGTTGCCGCCCCCACGGTAGCGGAACCGGCACCAGTAACGACAGCGCCAGCAGCCGCACCCACCTCCCAGGCCGCACCGGCGCCAGCCGCAACGAAGCCGGTAGAGCCGGCGCCCATTTCAGAACCCGCGGCGCCGGCTCCCACTCTTCTCGAGAAGTACGACGCCGAAAAAGCGTCCGCGACCAAGCTCCCGGCCGTTGCCGAAGCCGAAGCCGCGGCACAGGCCGCCCCGGCGCCGGTTGCCGCGCCCGCGCTAGCTCCGGCGCCAGCGCCCGCCGCACAAGCCGCCCCCGCGCCGGCCGAGGCCGCCCCGGTCGAGTACAAATATACGCTGCCCGAAACAATGACGATGGACGACGGGCTCCGGAGCGAAGTTCACACAGCGTTCGATCACTTCCGCGCGAACCCGGCCGAAGGCGCGCAAGAGCTCGTCAATCTGCATGAAAAGCAGATGCAGGAATTCGCGCAAGCCATGGACAAACGGCAGCGCGACGTTTGGAACGAAACCAAGCAGGGATGGGCTAAAAAGGTACTCGCCGATCCCGAGCTCGGCGGATCCGGCTATCAGACGACAATGGGCGCCGTTGCCCGTATGCGCGACCTGTTCGTCGCCGAAAATAACCGCGCAGAATTCGAGGACATGATCCGCACGACAGGTGTCGGCGATCACCCGGCATTTCTGCGAATGTTGCACCAGGCCGCGCGCTACTTCGATGAGCCGTCGCTGCCGCCACCGAATCCGCGACCACCCCAGGGCAACGGCCAGAGGCCATCCCGACGGTTGCGGGACGTTTACGACCACCCAAGATCCACCCCGGAAGGGCGTTCGTAATGCTCAACCACCCAACGATGGAGCACTAAAATGGCAACGGGCCAGTGGCCGACCTTAGCTGATCTTACGAGCCGCATGGACGGCGCCGGCAAGCAGCACATCATTGCGGAAATGCTGTCTCAGAGCATTGCGCTCCCGGAGGATATGCCCTTCATCGAGAGCTCGGAAATGGGCGGGCACGAATTCGTGTTCCGTACTTCCATCCCGGCCGGCTCTTGGCGCCAGATCAACATGGGCGTTCCCTACAGCAAGAGCACGACCGCTAAATCGCGTGTCGGCCTCGGCACCCTGGAAGATTACAGCCAGGTCGATCGCTTGCTGGCGGAAATGTCCGGCGATATCGACCAATTCCGTGAAGGCGAAGATGTCGCTTTTTTGGAGGGTATGGGCCAGACGATCGAGCAAACGACCTGGTACGGCAACACGGCAGCGACACCGGCGGAGTTCATGGGGCTCTCGAGCTTCTATAACACCGTGTCGACCGCGACCGCGCAGAATGCCGCGAACGTACTCGACGGCGGCGGCACCGGCTCGAGCAACCTGTCATTCTGGCTTGTCTGTTGGGGCACCCGGACCATCTTCGGTCTGTATCCCCGCGGCACCAAAGCCGGCCTCGCGATGGAGGACAAGGGCGATACCGTCCCCGGCTACGATAGCCTGGGCAATCGCTTTGAAGCCTATACGTCGTGGTTCCGCCAAATGATCGGGCTCTGCCCGCAAGATTGGCGATACGGCGCCCGCATTGCAAACGTCGACGTCACAACGGCCGGCCTTGCTGGCCCGAACGCGCTCGACATTTTCGCGACCATCCGCGAATTGCTCTTGCTGCCTCCGCACCTCACCAAAGGAACGTCTGGCATCACCAAGACCGATGCTGTCGACGAGCCGTCACCGGGCATCCGGCCGATCATCTACACGAACCGCACCGGCCGGCACTGGATGGACGTACAGGCCATGCGCGATCGCAACGTGCTGTTGCGGATCGAGGACTATGCCGGCGTTCCGGTAGACGGGATCAACGGCATTCCGATCAAGATCTCGGACCAACTGCTCATCACTGAAAGCCGCGTGGTCTAATAAACCGCCGTATCGCTCCGAAAGAAGGAATGACAACATGATCCTCGATGCTCAACTTAGTTTTGTACCGATCGGCGGCAACCTGGCGGTGACTTCGGCTGCCATTGCCGGCCCAAACGTGATCGATCTACTCGGTCAAGGTGTAGGCACCGCGCCCGCAAGCATTTTCGGCAACGTCACCTTGTTTGGCGCGCCGGATGCAATGGGTGTGGGCGGCCCACGGCCCGAGCTCAACGTCGTGCTCGGCGGCTCTAATTGGGCCGGCGGTACGTCGCTCAACGTGGCGCTGCAAGGCGCAAAGGACCTGGGCACGCCAACCTATCTGCCGGACACTTGGAATACCTTCGCCGAGACTGGCCTGATTTTGACGGCAAACTTGCTGGCAAACACGGTTGTAGCCCGCTTCCCGTGGCTTCCGCCGTTCCCGGCGAACCTCCGTCCGCGGTATCTCCGATTGCTCTTCACCCCGGCGGGTACGTTCACCACCGGCGCAATCGCCTCCGCGACCGTGACGCTCGTGCGTGACGATCAGTTTAATAAATACGCGGCCAATAACTACAAAGTCGCGTAACCAGGACAGGTGCCATGGACGAACAGGAAACCAAGCCCCGCAAGGGCCGACCCCCAATGCCCCGCGTTGCCTTAACGGAAACTCCGGAGTTCAAAGCCGCGGTGGCGAAAGCCGCGAGCGATGCGCTTGCGGAATTGCTGCCTAGCCTACAGGAAGCGCGCAAGCAGCACGGGACGGCCGATGAAGGCTCGGATCCAACCTGGATGCGAGCTCTTGCCATGGAGATCTCGCAACTCACCGATCAAGGGACCGGCCGGCGCCGCGTGGCGCCGGAGATCCTGCAATCCCGCCAGGCGGCGCGCGAGAAAATGACCAACCTCATCATCGAGGCGCGCGCGGCCAGCAAAAAGGCGACCTATCGCGTCAAGGCGAAGATCCTATTGGCCGATCGCGTTGTCGAGCCGTTCTGGATAGCGTCGGATCACACCGCACAACCCACGATCATCGATTGGGACGGCGTGCCAAACGAGGCCATGGTGCCGGAGAACAAGACCGCCACGGCAATTCACAACGCATTCATGGAGTCGATTGGAAGTTCGGCGAGGGTTGTGCCGGAGGACGCACTTGCAATTACTCCGGGCGGATTGATTGTTCACGGCGGAGCCGCCTCGATCTCATCCGGACGTCGCCAGGTGAAGGACGCCGAGCCAAAGCACACCGGCGACGCCACCAGCGAACAAGGCTTGAATATCCACAACAAGAACGCGCCCGGCCGATTCGTCGAAAAACGGATCCTGGGCTCGATCGCGGATCCCGCCAGGCAGACGGCATAAGGGGCTAGGCTGTGGCGACGGTATTTATATCCGAATTCAAGAATGCAATGTCCCCGATCGGGACGTATGCAGCGCCCGTGCTGCCAATGCCGCCTATCGCACAACAGGCTCTCGGCTTCACGGCCGCGGGCACTCTCTCGGCGGCGTTCAACGCCGCGACCTACGCCGTATTGGTTTGCGGCGACACAGACTGTTTCTTCAAGTTTGGTGCAACCGGATCCAGCGGAGCTACCGGCGCGGCGGGAATGTATCTGCCGGCAAAGGTGCCAATGGTTTTTGCCGTTGCGCCGGGCGATAAAGTGGCTGTGACAGCCTAACGGAGAATGAGAATGAACAAGCTTCGCAAAATTCGGGATTGGCTGCTTGTCGGAGCCGCTACGATCGGCCTTTGCCAATTTGCATGGTCTCAAGGCCAGATCATCGTCACTACACTGTCGGGCACCGAACTCTTTAACTTCCAGGGCACCGGACCACAACACGCGGCGATCAGCGCGACGAATCTACAAAAGTTTGTCCTCGGGTCCAGCACCGCCGGCACGACACCGATTGCGAGCGTCTATACGTCGACGTCCGCAACGCCCGGCACCGTCCGCGATATTTGGGGAACGGCGAAGGTCGGCTCCGCGATTACGATGACAAGCGGAAATTTAGTTGGTACTCGCGGCGAAGTTGATGTGCCGAGTGGTACGACGGCCGGCACCTCCGCATTTCTTTATGGTGTGCAGGGTAAATGGATCGGCGGCGGTACGACCGCTTCCGGTCTTAACATGACCGGCGTGTTTGCCCAGGTTGATGCTTCGGCCGGCACTTACACCGCCGGCACCCTTACTGGCCTCTGGATCGATATGGGTGCCAGTGCTTCGGCAAGCGCACAATCAACAAGTTTCGGCGGCGCGTCATCGCTGCTTCGTATGACCAACACGACAAATGCCGGTGCCGCGAAAACCACACAGGTATTCGACATCTTTGCCAATTCGGACACCTTCATGGCGATTGATGGACCGGCCTCTACCGTCAATTACGTTGCGGCAGCCGGAACAGGTGGAACCTCGTGCGGCGTTTCGACCGGCGCAGTAGCCGCAAAGGTTATTCATATCAAAGTGGGCGGGACCGATTATTGGATCCCGCTGTGCTCGTCCAACAGCTAACGGCTCACAACGGAGAACTGACATGACGAAGTTTAGATACAGCGCCCTTATCGTTGCAGCCGCATTGGCCGGCATCGTGGGGGGCGTGGCGCTTTCGCAAACGGTTACGGTGCCAAAGGTAACAAGCGTCGGCCCGACCGATCTCTTCCAGGACGTCGTTGCCGGTTCGCCGACCGCGCAGAGCGTCTATGCCACCGCGGCGCAGATTAGCGGCGTGCAGGGCTACAAGAACCTCACGACGGCCGTGAACGGCACAAGCGATCCCGCTTATACCTTCACAAGCGGAGTCGTAAATGCCTTCGCTCACGGCAGCGGAACGATCGGCACGGTAACGTTAACCACCGAAGCCAATCCTGGCGACGGGCAGCGCGAATGCTGGTGGGCCGATCAAACGACGACTTCGCTCGTATGGACGGCCAATACCGGACAGTCGATCGACAGCAACAAGCAGACGGCCGGCGTGACGCTGATTTCTGCCTGTATCATCTATCAGGCGTCGAATAAGACCTGGTATTCGGCCAATAACTAAATGCCATGGCCGACGGGACAAAGCTTCGCGTCGAAGCATAACAAAAAGCTCCACGGCAAAGCCGCAAGCAAAGCCGCGGAGCAAGCTACCGCGATGGTCAAATCGGGAGTACCTGAGGGCATAGCGATTGCGACCGCGAACAAGACGGGCAACCGCATGATGAAAAAGGGCCGGCGCGAAACCCTGTACGATCATCCGCGATCGAAGGCCCATGCCAAATCCTAACCTGGCGGATCTGACTATGGCCGGCAAAAAAAACTGGATTAAAAAGGGGGCTTCCAAGCACCCCGGTCTATTCGCCAAGAAGGCGGAGCGCGCCGGCGAGACTACGCGCGAATACGCGCAGGAAAAGAAACACGCCGGCGGCAAGCTCGGCAAGGAAGCCAACTTCGCGATCAACGCGATGGGCGCCGGCAAGAAACGCAAGCATAAGCTTTACGACAACCCCAAATCCCATCCGAGCGATTAGGAGCCGACCATGGCCGAAGAAAAACCCAAAGAGGGCAAAAAGGAAAAGCGGGCTTCGCTCTACGACCACCCGAGCTCCGGCAAGCACCGCGAGGAAGGCAAGGGCGGCAAGGAACACTCTGCAAAGGGCGAAAAAGAGCCAGCTCCGTCCAAGGACAGCCCGAAGAGCAAACAGGCCGAGCCTAAGGCCGAGCACCCGACTAAGACTATCCATGAGCGCCACCACGAAGAGCGCCAGGCGATGCACAGTTCACACGAGAGCGAACGCCGCGACCTGCATGGAAATCACCGCGAAGAACACCGCAAGATGCACGAGCGCCACCACAAAGCGCACAAGGAAATGAACACCAAGCACCTCGCGGAATTGCAATCACAGGCGCAGGGACCAGGTGCCGAAATGGCCGGCGGCACACCGCAAGGGCCAGGAGCTCCGGGACCGACGGCACCGGGCGCCCAGGCTATGCCGGTAGCACCTCCGGGCGCGGGCGGAATGCCGGGAGCCTAGCTAATGCGCGGCTTGTCCAAAATGCGAAGCATGGAATTGACCGACGACGAGAAACATGAACTCGTCGCGCCGATCAATCTGGATAAGCCGGCACACCCGCCAGGACTGTGCATTAACCTAACCGAGAGAGAGTTTGAAAAACTCGATCTTGATTCGTCCGTCGCGGAGCCCGGCGGTCTTGTCCACCTTCATGCGATGGGCGAGATTGAAAGAGTGGAACACGAGGGAGATAGTTGCAACGTGAGGATCAAATTGACCCATCTGCACATCGAATCCGAGGACGAGGAAAACGAGGAATTCGACGAAGAGAACGAGGACGAGGAATAGACCATGCCCGTGACCACCAAAAACACCAACTATGGCGATATCCGCGGGGCACACCGGCATCATGTCACCCCGGCCGCCCCGATCGCTATTCATACTCCGGTATTGCCCCCCAAGACGGCCGAGCCGACGATAATCCCGACAGCGGTAAAGGTCGCGGCCGTGGCCGAACAGAAGGCCGCAGCGGTCATTCAAGCCGATAAGGACGCCGCGGAAAAGGCCAAAGCAGCCGAAGCCGCGCCGGCGGAAGCGCAAGCAACCGGACCTATCCCATCACCGTTCGATGTACTCGGGTCAAAAGCTGCGAAGCCGAGCTAAGGATCTTTCCTGTGCGCCTCCTGCTATCCGCCGCCATTGCCCTATTCCCGGCCGTCGCAATGGCCCAGGGCACGTTATTGCAAGCCGGCCCTACCACGCAGGGCCATACGCCGTCCTACGCGAACCAGGGCGGCTCCGGATCGCAAGCTGTGGTGCAGGATTCAGGACCGGCCGGCGGGGGCGGCGCGGGCCTTGGATTGAGCGAACTCAACCTGACGGCGCGCGGCACCGGCTCGGCGCCTTACGTCGGCCAGGGGACCGGGCCGCTCGGCACCGTTTTTTGCGTCCAGGATGGCCCTACGGCAGCCCCGGCCGGCTACCACTACCTTTGCTTCTCGGCGAACGTATCCAGCGGCGGCCTGATAACCTACGGCAATGGTGGTGTTGCAGCGCAGCAACCCTTAAACTTTAATATCAACGGCAGCTCGTATGTTTTCCCCGGCTCGTTCGGCCTTTTGGCCGCGAACAACGTCTGGACCGGAACGAATACGTTTAATGGCGCCGTTACGGCGACCGCGGGTGCCACTTTCAACACGACCGGCGTCACATTCTCGAGCGGAATCACGTCGACCGGCACGAATAGTTGGGGCGGCGTAAACAGCTTCGCCAAGAGCGATTTTGTCCTATTGGGCACCTCGACCGGCGGCCTGACGCTAAACGCCGGCAATACCGGATCCGGTAGCAATACGATCACCCTGCCGGCCGGAACGACGGATTTTTCAGCCACCGGCGGCACATCCCAGGTCGTCAAACAGACAAGCTCCGGCGGCGCCTTCACGGTCGCGCAACTGGCAAACACCGACATAACCGGACTCGGCACGGCATCGACGGCCAATACGGGCACAAGCGGCGCAACAATCCCCTTTCTCAATGGGGTAAACACATGGTCAGGTGTACAGACCTTTTCGGCCGCGCTGGCATTTTCCACGACAAATACGATCGATATCGGGACAAGTGCGACCGTCCTGGCGCCGCGTACCGTCTATGCCGGAACCTCATTCGTTGGACCCGTCGGGACGTTCACAACCTCGGCCACTATCGGGGCCGGCTCGGCAATCACATCATCGGGGGCCGGCGGCGCGCTCGGCACCGCGGCCTTTGTTGCAACCGGCACCTCTGGCGCGACCATTCCTCTGCTCAATGGCATAAATACCTGGTCCGGCGCGACCAATACGTTTAGCGGCATGATCGTGAGTTCGGCCGGCTTGCCAACGATCGCCAGCGGCGCGTGCGGCACGACCACAAACGGCGCGGTTGTCGCCGGCAGTACCGATCAGACCGGATCGATTACGATCGGATCGGCGGGGACTTCGACGTGCACCGTTTCGTTCTCTGCAACCCTCGGCGCGGCACCGAAGGCGTGTATTATCCAGCCGGCGAATGCAACGGCCGCTGCTACTGGAACAACCGCAGCCTATATTTCATCAATCACGACGGCGCAATTTGTGATTACGGGCACATTAGCCAACGCAAATTATTATTATCATTGCCTGTAAAACCGGCATAGGATGCTAATTCCATGCCGATCACCTCAAACGACATAGCCAACCAAGCGATCCAGCTCTTAGGCGACAACCAACCCGCCGTTACAGGCTTCGCTCCCACTTTCGACGACTCCACCGCCGGCAAGGCGCTCGCCAGGCTGTACGGTCCATGCGTACAAACTGTGGGCCGGCAATTTGCCTGGGATATGGCGCGCAACACGATCGCGCTCACCCTAAGCGGCAACACGGCGCCCTGGCCGTGGTCGTTTGAATACCTGTATCCGACCAACGGGATCCAGGTTTGGCAGATCCACCCCAACAATCTTCCCGACGTCAACAACCCGCTTCCGTACAATTGGAACGTGGCGAACGCCATTGTCGGCGGCCAGCAACAGCGCGTTGTGTGGTCAAACTTGGCTAACGCATTTTGCACCTACAACAACAATCCGAACGAAAACACCTGGGACGCGCTATTCCGCGAGACTGTGGTACGGTTATTGGCGAGCGAACTCGCCATGGCCGTCGCCGGCAAACCCGATGTGTCGCAGGGGTATATTGAAAGCGGTGGCTCGTTTGAGAATATCGGCGAATCGAGAGAGGACTAAATGCCGACTAGCCTTCAATCCCCGGCCGATATCATCAACGCCGCCCTATCGCAGATCGGCTTTAAGGATCGCGTCGCAAATCTCTATGAGGGTTCCAGGCAGGCAAAGGCTGCGCTCGATATCTACGGGCAAACGCGCGATCAGCTATTGCGGATGGGAGATTGGTCGTTTGCACAGCGCGAAACATCCGGCACGTTAATTAGATCGGCACCCCCAGGCGGCTACATCCCGCCGAATGTCTGGAATAATGCGACCTACCCGCCGCTGCCATGGCTCTACGAATACATGTATATGAGCGATTGCATTAAGGTGCGCGCCGTCAAGCCTACGCTCATACTCGTTCCAAACTACAACCCACAGCCCTACCTTTTTAGGATAGCGAACGACGGCGGCCAGCGCGTAATCCTTTCTAACGTACCAAACGCCGTCATAACCTACGTCGGCCAGGTGACTAATCCGACCGATATGCCGCCGGACTTTATCGAGGCGCTTGTGGCCTCCGTTGCCCGGAGGATCGCGCCGGTGCTGTCGACCCTTGATGCAACGAAGTTCGAGGCGCAAGCTGAACAAGTTGAAACGCAGATCGCGGAGCACGAGCAGGGTTAAATGGCAAATTTGCCTTCTGACATAGCCCAACAGGCGATCGACGCGAGCGGTCTCGATTATTTGCTCGGCGATATTGAGGACGGGTCGCGGCCGGCCCAAGTGATCCTGCGCGCCTATCAGCAATGTTTGAGCCAATTGCTCCGCGGTGCCAATTGGGATTTTGCCCGCAAGACCGCGCCGTTGACCCTCCTGGCCGATGCAACCGGCAACACGCCGAATGTCGGAACGCTCGTTCCTGTGCCTTGGGTGTACGAGTACGAATACCCGATCGATTGTTGTAAGGCCCGCGTCATCCCATGGAACCAGGGCACACAGAATCCCGGAATTCCGCCTGGCAATATCATTCCGCCCGCGACGCCGGCTCCGATCGTCACCGGCCTGGGCAATCCACAGATCGGCGCCGGCAGAATCAGACCGGCGCGTTTTGTTATCGCCACCGACAGCAACTATCCGCCGCCGGCCGGATCAGAGGATGCGCCGGGTGTGAGTCCCGCTGGCCGAACGGTCGTTCTGACAAACGTCCAAAGCGCCTATCTGATTTACACGGCTCTAATCCTCTACCCGACACAATGGGATCCTCTTTTCCGCGCGGCGCTCGTCTCCTATCTCGCCAGCGAGATCGCATTGCCTCTCGCCAAGGACAAAAAGTTCGGCATGGCGATGCGGCAGCAAAATATCCTGGTCGCCAAGTCGAAGATCGAGCAAGCCCGCATTCGTGACGGCAACGAAGGTTTCTATTCTTCGGATCTTCGCGTGGACTGGATGGCCGCACGCATGACCGGCGGCTCCGGCGGATGGGGCAATAATTCGTGGGGCGACGGCGGCGGCCCGGCCGTGCCTTGGGGCGGTTGGGATAGCTGTGGGTTTGCCGACGGCACAGCGTACTAGGGAGCGCACACATGGCGACTCCCGTTCTTATCCCTGCATTTACCACGGGCGAGATTGCTCCTAACCTTTTTGGTCGACAGGATCTCGCACGCTCGCATACCGCCGCGACGACGATGCGAAATATGTTCGCGTCCTACAAGGGCGGTGCCTATTCGCGCCCAGGTACACGCTTTGTCGGATGGGCGGCGCAATTCGGGCGTCCATTCCCGCCGCGGCTTATCCCGTTTCAATTCAGCATTAACCAGGGTCTGATCCTCGAATTTGGCAACTTTTATATGCGCGTCATTCAAAACGGCGCGCAAGTCACCGAAAATCCAATCCCGATTACGAATGTCACTCAGGCCAATCCAGGCGTTGTCACGGCGAGCGCCACCGGCGGCGCTAGTGCGACACCGTTGAACGCTTCCATCATTTCTTCCTATGCGGCCGGTGATACGATCACACTGGCCGGCGGTGTCGTTATCAGCCCGGCCGTCCTGTCGATCACCAATACGATTTTGCTTTCAACCGCCCTAAGCGCGGCGGGGACGGGCTACGCTCCGGCGGATACGATCACGCTGGCAGGTGGGACACATAGCGTTGCCGGTATTGTAACCATTTCGACCACTAAGGTTGTCTCCGCCACCATAGCCGCAGCCGGCGCGGGCGGCACGCCCGGCAATGCTACAGTCACGGGGACAACGGGCAGCGGAACACAATTCCAGGCGACCGTCACGATCACCGCCGGCGGCGTTATTGCATCGGTAAATTCGATCACAGTTGCCGGATCCTACACGACCAATCCAACGACGCCGACAGCCGAGCCCGTAACCGGCGGCGGCCTTGCCGGCGCGCAGCTTAATGTCGTCTTGGGCGTCAATACGTTTTTTGTCTCCACCGGCGGCAACTACACAGTCAATCCGGCCGGAGCGAACTTCACGCAAGCGTCCTCGAGCGGTCCTGGTGTTGATGCGACATTCCAGTCGGCAATCTTCGGCCCGTTGAATGTTACCTTTGCGGATCCTGGTGCCTATACGACATTCCCGAGCGATCCGGTTTTACAGGCTTCTTCGAGCGGCGGCGGGCTCGGGGCCGAATTCAACGTGAGTTGGACGACCGGGAGCTCGACCGATCTCAATACCGGCGATTGGGTCTTTATCAGCGGCGTCCAGGGCATGACGCAGCTCAATGGACAGACTTACACAATCACCGTCCTCACGCCGACGACCTTTTCCTTGCAGGACGTTTTTGGCAACAATGTCGATACGACGGTCTTTGGCGCATACACCGGCGGCGGCACGATCGCACGGATTTTCACGCTGCCAACGATCTATGCGGATGCCGATCTCGAATGGTTGAAATTTGTTCAATCCGCAGACGTAATGACAATTTGCTGTGTCAATCAATTAACCGGAACCGAATATCCGCCACAGGACCTTGCTCGCTTTTCGGATACGCATTGGGTTTTCACGCCCGTCGTGCCTGTCGCGAGCATAGCCCCGCCAGCGAGCGTGACGGCCAGTGCGAGCGCCGGCGGTGGTGCATTCTACGCCTATACGGTTACGGCCGTGGCAAAGGACGGAACGGAAAGCATCGGCGCGCCTGTGGTCTATCTCAATAATGCGGTTGATGTGGCGGCGACGGCCGGGTCGATCACAATTACATGGACGCCAGTGCAGGGCGCCGTGAGCTATAATATCTACAAGTCGGAGGTGAGCTACGAGGCCCAGGTGCCGGCCGGCGGCTTGCTCGGTTTTGCCGGAACGACCTTCGGCGCTCAATTCGTCGACTCGAATATCGTGGCCGACTTCCAACAAGTGCCGCCGCTTCATATAGATCCGTTCAGCCCAGGAAAGATCGTAAGTGCGACGATCGACAACGGCGGGTCCGGCTTTACGTTTGCAAACGTAACGGTCAACACTTCAACCGGATCCGGCGCGGTCATTGATGCGATCATCGTCAATGGCAGCGTGGTCTCTCTCCTAATCACCGACACCGGCAATCTCTATCAACCGGGAGATACGATTACGATTAGCGGCGATGGCGGTGGTGCAACCGGCCATATTGATATCGGCCCGGAAAGCGGCACCTATCCAAGTGTGCCGAGCTATTTCCAACAGCGCCGCGTGTTTGGCGATAGCTTGAACAATCCTGATACTTATTGGATGAGCCAACCTGGCGCATTCAGTAACTTCGATAGCCGCATTCCCACAATCGCTTCGGATGCAATTCAGGGAACGCCATGGTCGCTACAGGTCAACGGCATTCAATGGTTTGTCGGTATGCCGGCGGGGCTTGCCACCTTCACCGGATTGTCTGCGTGGCTACTCGTGGGCGCCGGCAGCTTTGCGACGAACGTGCAGCCGATTTCGCCATCGAGCCAGGTGGCTCAACCCCTGGCGTTTAGTGGATGCTCACCGACAATGCAGCCGATCAAGATCAACTACGACGTTATCTATGTGGCGTCGAAGGGTTCTTATTATTTTGATCTGCCCTACCAGCTCTATGCGCTGTCGGAACCGATCGACCTCACGATCTTTTCGTCGCACCTGTTCGACGATTTCACCTTGCGTGAACACACATGGGCTGAAACGCCATTCAAGCTTTTGTGGACGATAAGGGACGACGGTGTGCTTCTCTCACTGACCTATCTAAAACAACAACAGGTCGCCGGATGGGCGCGGCATGACACCAACGGCCATTTTTGGAGTGTGGCCTCTTGTGTTGAGCCCGTTATTGCAACGGTCGAATTGGCAGATACTCCGGACCAAAAGGCGGACGCAGTTTATTTTGTCGTAGAAAGGCACTCAGGGTGACAACATGACGCCGGAAGAAACGAAAGCGGCTTACATTGCCGCACTCAAAGAAATAATAGCAAACGATCCGATTGCTGGACCGCTATATGCCGAAAGGGAGGTATTGAGAGCAACAATCGCAGAACCCTTAGCGCAAGTCGCTCCCGTCACGGTTCAAATATCGGCGTTGACAAATAGAATCAATAACACAGCGTCCGATCAGGTGCAGAAAGCACTCAAGGCGTTGCGGGAATTGAGATCTGTCTAATGCCGGCGCCAACCGTCACATCAATTAGTCCTCCAACCGGAATTTCTGCCGGCGGAACCGTTCTTGTTATTGATGGCACCAATTTTACGGGAGCAACGACTGTTACCGTTGGTGGCGTTTCCGTCACGGGAATGGTTGTCATAAGCGCGACAGAGATTTACGGCCTGGCCGGTGCCCATGCGGCCGGGACCGTTGATGTTGTCGTGACGACGCCGAGCGGCACAGGAACCGGAACCGGTCTTTTTACCTATGCAGCGCCGGCTACCCCTGCCTACAATCTATATCTATTTGATGATTGCTGTCACAACTGGTTTTCATCCGACACCGGCGGGACGTTCCGAGAAGGGGCGACGCCTGGCGGACCATTTACACCACCTCCGGACGATACCGGGCAGGATCCCTATGGTGTCGGCACATTGCTTGATGAATGGTCCGACGCACAGATGGCTATCAACGATGGTGACTACCTCACCATTTGCGGATTTGATTTTAATTACAATGGGGCTTTTGGAATTCTCGGCTTGTCGTTGGTCGCCGGGCAAAACCTAACATACACGTTGATCGATCCGGAGCCTGGCCTTCCGGCATTTGTGGCAAATTTCAATATCCAAGCGCCAGCGGTCGCGGGGGCCATAACATCAAAAGCCCAAACGATTTTAACTTGTCCAAATTTTTACGGCGGAATTGATGTTCCCCCCGGATACCCGCGACTGTCGATAGATGGCGGCATTAACTGGCGCGACGTTACTGGCGTTCCAGTAAATTATATTTGGTCGCGTGCGGCATTCGGGGCAAACGCGACGACAATGTACCTAAAACCATCCGGCGATACGTTTACCGGCGGAATCTCCAATGCGTTTATCTACAAAAGTACAAATAGCGGAACAACTTGGACGCAATTAGTCGCCGGACCCGACTATCACAACCTTGCCGACGGTGAAGCCCAAATGCGGCTGCGTTGCAGCGCAGACGGGCAGACCATCGTAATGATGTGTTTTGACGGAAACTTTTGGATTTCCAAGAATGGAGGAACGTCTTGGACCAATACAGATTTTGTTACAGCCTTTAGTACAGGCGCGCGCGGCAGATACGGCGATTGTTCTGTTACTCCTGACGGCAATACGATTGTCGCAACTTTTGAGCAAACCTTGAATTCCGGGCATTGGCCCGCTGTGTTTGTGTCAAGCAATGGCGGAACTTCGTTTACCAATATTTCTGCCAACATTCAGTATCCAGCTTCCGTTGGACCACCGACGGGCGGAGCACCTGGGACAATCCCAACAGGATGCACTCAATGCAATGTCTCTCCTGACGGGCTCGGTATCGTCGTTACTTTTATCTATGGGGACACTGGAATCACCGAGCCGGACGGACTTCCGGGCCAAGTCATGTATGCCAATGTTTCTACAGATGGCGGCTCTACTTTCACGCTCTGTAGTTTTGATGTTGATCCTTACGAAAATGGATCTGCTATCGGCCTCTTCACCGGCATCTACATGACGCCGTTCACTTTCATTCCCGGCCCAAATCCACCCTTCCCTACGCCCAAGGGCGGCTACATCATCGAACG